TTGACAGTTGTACTAGCAGGTTGCGGGTCAGCAATTACATTATTGTAATCGTATCTAACGTATGCCATTTAGATTACACTTCTATCCTATTATTTATCTCTTACCGCCACCCATCTGCTTCAGCATCTTCTGAAGTTCCGCAGTGCTACCAACAAACATAGCGTTGTTGGTGACCTTGGATGGACCTTTCTTTTCTTCGTCAAGATCCTTCATCTTCTTATGTAGGTCTTGGAGTTTCTCAGTCATGTCTGCAACGTGCTTCATTGCCGCTACAGCGACTTCATATGCTCTTGGGTGCCCTGACTCCTGAGCGACCTCTAAGGCACCATTAACCGCCTCCTGACCCTTGTCTATGAGACTATATAACTCACCCCTGGTATATTGGTAATCCTTCTCACGATCGTCTCTATCGACCTCTGGTGGTTTTGGTTTGGAAGGTTTGCTTTCCTCAACAGGTTCTGCGGTAATGTTGAGGATCTCCTCCATGTTCTCTTCTAGGCTCATAAGAATTCAATCCCTTCATTAAATCCAAAGTCATCACCAGCATCTACTAGTGCGTCATCATTGACATCGATGACACCATCTGTGTTGATATCTGTTTTTGCTTTGGGTGTATATGTTCGTGTAATAGTTCTGCGATTAACAGCAAGATCTCCAACCGTTTCGTGAATGATCGCCTTCCTGATAATATCAGAAGTGCTGTAAGGACCGTATAGATAAGACTTCATTGTGAAGTTCAAAGTATATGCGATGTATCTTCTATTCATAAAAGTATCATCCCATTCATCCTCACTGCCAATGTTGTTTAAAACAATAGCAATATCTTTCTTCTCATTCATGTCAGGAATCATGTTGAGAGTCACAGAAAATGATGGTTGGAAATATGGCAAGATCTGTTCTAAAATTTGTAGAGCATCATCTTGTGACTTCGCAATAATTCCTAGTTCAAAATTTATATTATAAGGAACAGGAACATATTGAACTCTGACTTCATTACCATTATCATCAATGATTGTTTTGTATTTTTGAATTGGTGATGTCTTACGGGCAGAATCATATTCAACTCCAGTCATCTCAAAATAAATTCGAGGTAGAGTGATTGCTACTTTAGAAGTAGAGACATCTGTGAGACGAACCAAGAACTTTTGTTTTGGTCCATAAGCAAGAGGAACTTTCTGTGCTTCTAATACTTCACCTGTATCAGGATCCGTGCTCTTCATTTCAATATTATTGAAGAGCGTACCAAACGCAATAATGTTCTTACGAACAATTTGATTGTAAAAATGTGATCCTAACATCAGATGCTATCCGTAAAGTTGCCATATTCACCGAATGGGTTGCCCTCAGTCCAATCAATAATCTCATCACCACTATCTTCAATTGCTCTATTCTGAGCGTAGTAGGTGCTACTCGTATTATTTAGAGTGTCAAATGACTCAGGACTCCATCTAGCACCTGATGTTTGACCTTCAATTACTTCAGCAGTGGTGAAAGTTCCTGTTCTGTTAATGACTTGGAGTTCTCTTGTAGAACTGTTCCAGGACTTGACTTCTGCTCTGTTGTCTTTAGGTGAATAGTCAATAGTGACACTAGGAGCAGTTGTATAACCAGTACCCCCGCTAGTGACAAGGATGCCAGTAACAAGACCAGTCGAGCTAACCGATGCAGTGGCTGTTGCTCCATTTCCGTCTCCTGTAATAGTTACTGTAGGTGGTAAAGAAGCATTATAATGTAATCCACTATCAGTAATCGTGATGCTATCTACAGCATCACCGCTAATAGTTGCTGTTGCTTTAGCAAGGAACTCATCTCCAACAACTTCTTCGCCAACTGTAAAGTCACCTGATCCTCCAGGATCCATGACAAGTTTGATAGCAGAACCAAACTCTAGTTCGATATCATCAATCTCCTCAACGCCAGTCTCGAAGGAATCGCTGCCAAGCTCGTAGAGTTCTGCAGTCAGTGTGTAGAATTGAATCTTGCCAAACTGGAAGAAAGGAGATTCTTTTTCTACAAATTTAATTTCGTAGATGTCTTCTGTTAGTGGGAAGTAAAGTAGATCTCCCTCATTAGGTCTGCCATCATAGGCAAGCGTAGGGTTTTCTGCTGCTACTACTTCATCCCAACGTCTTGTAGAGATACGAAAAGTAACCTCGTCAGTAATACGAAGACCAAACTTACTGACAAATTCTGCGCCATCAGCAAATCCAGTCACGTTTTGTAGAAGCATTTCGACTTGAAATTGCTCTTGATACTTAGAGTATCTTACTTCATCTAACGTGCTATCTTTTAGGACGACTCTAGGGATATAGTATATATCTGTACCAAACAGTTTGATTTGCTCATCCACAAGATCCTGAATGAGATTCTGTTCGCCACTGTGACCTGAGTAGTATGTTGGAAAGTAGGGACTGGTAGGCATCTTATCCGATCATATCCATTGGTGGGATTGCATACTTGCTGAGAACTTCGCTTTCGATTTTCTCAATTTCTGCTAGTGCGTCTGTGTATAATTCTCTTCCATTAAGAGTAACACCGCCAGGTAACTGAACATTGTTATACTTAATTAGATTCATACCCCACTGCTTCTTCATTAGAGCAGTAGCATATCTCTTGACAAACATATCATTATACATTTCAGTAGCATCGTTAGGATCAATCATCCTATGTGCTTCAATTAGCAGATACTTATCTTCTGCAAGGAAGTCAGCATCTACGTCAAGATATAAGCGATCACGACGCGCTGTAAATCTGAACTGCTGGAATGAACCATTGTTCAGAACCATATCTAGTGTTTCTAGATATTGCTTGGTCATAAAGTAGTTGAGGATATCTAGTGATCCAAATGCATATAGATCATTCAGATACAATTGATACTCAACGCCAAAGAGATTAGAACGGATTGAATTACTAACAAGACCAAATACTTTACTGATTCCAGTAACATGTGATGGAATAGGAATGTAGTTTGTTGCTTCATTCCAGTTAGTAGTTCCATTGCTGGTTGTTACTGTTGCTTTGAATCTAGCAATGTCATCTGCAGTTAGTGCGTGAGTTAGATAGCACCTCTCCATGCCGTTGTAACAGTTCTCCTGAAAGAACTGAATGGTATCGTCGATAACGTTATTGACCTGCTCGTCATCAATATTAACTTGCAGGACAGGCTCACCCAACTGCCTCTTACAGTATGTTATAAGATCAGTCCTTGAGTTTGGAGATGCCATTACACACAAAAATCCCTTCTTACCTATTTAGGAAGAAGGGATTTAGTATTTATTCAGTTGGTGCTTCTGCTGGAACGTCTGGGTCTGATTCACCTTCTAGAAGTCCTAGAGTCTCTAGACCACCCTCCAGTTTAATTTTATACTCTTTTGCTTTTTTCAGATTCTCTTCGAGTTCTCTGATCTGTTTGTCAGTAGAAGCTAGTTGCTCCTCAAAATTTTTCTTAAGTGTTTCTGAATCCATGATTACCTCAAATTAATAACGGTTACTTACATCAAATGCATGTTCGCATCTATTTCCATCTGCCAAAACATAATGGAAAAATGCCTGATGCCAAAAAGTGTCATCACGACCACGTAAAATTCTACGCGCCCACAGTTTATATTTAGGTTCGTCTCTACCGTACTTAGAAGTCAATGGTGGTCTCCAGTGTGGTATCTCACAACCTTTGTATATGATAGCATCTCCAGGTGCTGTAGTGATCCAAGTTTCTCTTAATTCTGGATTCGAACTATCCACAATGAATGGCCATTCATATTCCCACTTTAGATTTGTTTTGATCATAAGACTGACAGAAATTTCACACGCATCTCTATCAACATGTTTTTCCAATTCCTGTCCTAAGAAATAGAACCTATCGTAGTAGTAAGTATTATATAATTTTTTACCTAATACTTGTTCTATTTCTAATCTAATTTTTGTATGTAGATCTTTATATGCTGGCCAATTATATCTGCTAGAAGAACCATCTACCTGACCCTCATCATCTACGTGAGAATAATTATCTACACTACCATAATAAGTTCTAGATCCTCTCCATTCTGGAACATCACATTCCAGTTTAGTGGGATCTGGAACTAAGTTAGGAAGAAAAAAGAAACCATTAGTATCAAATTTTTCATTCCTGGTTCTTAAAGTAGAACCTTTTGTTGGTATCAATTGACTATCTAAAGCTATCATTTCCATCATTTCCACCTCGGACCAACTACCCAACCAACAATAGATCTTCTAACACCAGAAGTAACTTTCAATACTCTATGTTGAGTTCTAGAATCAAATATAATTACAGTTCCTCTAGTTCTAGGAGCAAAATATGTTTTACCATTCTCATCTAGTAACTGAAGATTACCTCCTTCATAATCTGATGGATCTGATAATTGCATAACGATTGATAGTTTCCTGACATTTTCATACTCTGTATTAATCTTGTCAGAAATATACTGTTCTCCTGTAGTATCTTCTGTTTCGGGTTTGTACATATTGAGGAGACCATGATCAGTATGCCATTTATAAAATTGTCCCTCGGTATATTGAGTATATTGAATACTATTCATATCAATACAATCAATATCGTACAGAAAATTTGATCGGTTAGCTAGCGAGACATAATGCCACAAAAATCCAGGTAACCAATGACCACTAGGAATCCAAGCATTACTAGAGTTCCTTGTTTTATTATCTACCTCCCCTTTATATAAACTAGAAACCTCCATGGAATCTCCAAACTCACTGAAGAGTTCTTCGTCTATAGTTTTTACTAATTTTTCAGGTAGTCCTGTAGAATACCAAACACTTTGGAATGCCATATCAAACGTTAATAGGATGTAAATTGAATGAAAGAATCAATCTTTCTTTATCACTTGTACATGGTGATGTG